ATCGGAGAGGATGTAACGTTCTGTGTCCGGTGCATGGAAAACGATATTCCTGTCTGGGTGGATCACGAGTTGTCGATGCACATCGGACACATAGGGGTCAAAACATTCGGTTGGGATGACGTAAAGCATGGCCCTAACGACCTACAGCGATCTGCAAACAGCAGTCGCAAACTATCTCGCAAGAAGCGATCTAAGTAGCCAGATACCGGATTTCATCCGTCTGGCTGAGATCCGCTTGCGGAGAGAGCTTCGCATCCGGCAGATGCTTCGATCTGTCACCACCTCCACGACTGGTGGCGACGACACAGTGCAGCTACCGTCTGACTTCCTACAAATTCGCGATCTGTACACAGAAGGTGAGCCGGTTTACCCGTTGAACTACATGACGCCGAGCCTCTTTACTCGCAACTCCCGCAGTTACGAGTCAGGCAGGCCGGTGGACTACACGATCCTAGCGGACGAGTTCAAGTTTGCTCCGACGCCTGATACTGCGTACACCTTGGTGATGCTGTACTACTCTGCTCCTGCGTTTTTGTCAGACACGAACACCACGAACGTCTGGACGGTGAATGCGATGGACTGTCTCCTGTACGCAAGCCTGGGAGAAGCCGAGCCGTACCTTATGAACGACGCTCGATTGCAGGTCTGGGGTGCGCTGTACAACAGGGGGATTGCTGCGCTATCGGAGTCGGATGACAAGGCAGAGTTTTCTGCTAGCCCGTTGGTAATGAGAGTGGCGGCGCGATAATGGCACTCGTACTGAAAGACCGGGTAAAAGAGACAACCAGTACACAAGGGACTGGTGTTATTACGTTGCTTGGTGCTGTGCAGGGATACCAAGGGTTCTCGGCTATCGGCAACGGCAACACGACCTATTACTGCATTCAAGGGACTGTTGACTGGGAAGTCGGTATCGGAACGGTTGGTTCTGGCACGTTGACCCGAGACACGGTGCTTGCAAGCAGCAACAACGGCAATTTTGTTGGATTTGGTGCTGGTGTTAAAGATGTGTTTTGCACATACCCTGCTGGCAAGTCAGTAAGCACTGATAGTCTGCCGGTGACGGGTGAAATCAATGGTGCCTCGCCCAATGACACGGTAAACGTCGCAAGTCTTACTGCTGCTGTTACGACGGCAACGGGCGACATTGCGCTTGTTCCGAAAGGAACAGGGGCGAAACTTGCACAGGTTCCAGACGGAACCACGACTGGTGGGAACAAGCGCGGAACGTATGCGGTTGACTGGCAGACGGTTCGCACTGGTGCTACACAGGTGGCAAGTGGATCGTTGGCTGTCATCGGCGGCGGGTACGGAAATATTTCATCTGCGACAAATAGCACAGTCGCTGGCGGAAGTTTGTGTCAAGCGACACAGACTGGCGCGACAGTTGGTGGTGGCGGCGGGAATGTTGCAACCAGTTTTTATTCGACAGTAGCCGGTGGTGCTGACAATAATGCGAGTGCAACGCATACGACAATTGCTGGCGGCAGATTTAACACTGCATCAACCGAGTATTCAACTGTTGCCGGAGGCCGGCAAAACGCTGCTTCTGGTGCCTATTCTTCAGTAGGTGGCGGGTTATCAAATGCCTCCTCTAATCAGTACACCACGATTTCTGGTGGGCGTCTTAACACTGCATCAGCAATATACGGATCGGTTGGCGGCGGAATAAGTAATACGAGCTCAGGCCAATACGCCACGATTTCTGGTGGTAGCAGTAACACAGGGTCTGGCGATTATTCTGTAATTGGTGGTGGACAGTCTAACTCTGCGACAGGTAGCACTGCTGTAGTGTCTGGTGGCTCGTCCAATACCGCATCTGGCACGTTTTCTAATGTTTCTGGCGGTATTAGCAACACTGCAAGCGGTTCTCGATCTGCTGTGTTGAGTGGCAGCACCAACCTTGCTGACGGGCAATATTCTGTAATCCTTGGTGGGATATACGGAACGGCTCGGCAGATGATTGGTTATGCGGCGCAATCAGGCGCGAATCCGTTCACTGGCACGACCGTTGGGATGGTGCAAACCGGCTCAATGTTGTTGGGGATGGTCACGACCAACAATAGTTCAAAAACGATGTCTAGCGATGGTTTGTCTGCTGGGTTTACCCGTAATGTGCTGACTCTGCAAGACAACTCGGCAATGTTTTTTAAGGGATCTGTGATTGCCAACGTAACCGGGGCTGGGGACACAAAGTCTTGGACGTTTGAAGGCCAGATTAAACGTGGTTCTGGTGCGTCAACAACTGTACTAACGGGATCGACTGTAACCGTTGGCTATGAAGATGCCGGGGCATCAGCCTGGACGCTATCGCTTGCTGCCAATACGACTGATGGATCTTTGCGTGTATCTGGTGTTGGTGCTGTATCGGACACCGTGAGATGGGTGTGCAAGCTGGAAACCACTGAAGTGGGCTTTTGATGTTTGGTCTGTCATCATTCTCAGAGGCTCCGTTTAGCGGTATTGGTACTGCAGCGACGGGGGGTTGGGCAGAGATAAGGGGGGATGCAAACCAGTGGGTTACCAAGTCAACGGATAACAGTTTTCTCGTGAGAGATTCTAGCGGTGTTGACTACCAGTGTTCGCTGACAGTGTTAACAAGTTCTGCTGTTGGGTACGTTGTAAGTTTGGAAATTCTGAACAGTAGTGGGACAGGCTTTATCTGTTCTAGCAATTTGTGGCAAGATTCATCAACTTCGTCTAATGTGTGGGTGTAGACATGGCTGCTCCATTTTCAACGACTCCTGATAGCTGCGCTGTTAACTGCATTGCTATCACTCCAGCCGACTCTGATCTGGTTGCGCCTGTTCGTGCGCTCTATATCGGCGGGTCGGGTAACGTTCGGATCAACGACACCGGCGGTGGAAGCGTGATCTTTTACAACGTCCCTGCTGGCGTCATCCTGCCGGTGATGGCTCGACGGGTCTGGTCAACCAACACGACTGCCAGCAACATCGTTGGACTGCTGTAATGTTGCTCGGTCTTAACCTAAAACTCCCGAACCTTCGATCACTCGGGGGTTATGTCCCTGTTCCTGGCGCTCCGTTTATCGTACTGGATTCGACAGGCACCCAGTACACTATCGGACTACCTGCCAGAGACAGTTCTGGTGTTGATTACACTGTTGCCAGTTCCGTCAAGACAAGCGACGGAACCGAGTATTACCCGATTTAGGAGTTAAGCCGTGGCCGCATACGAGGTTCTTCTTCTCAATACAGCAGTCCCCCAAATCCAAGCTGCCCAGGCTGGCGACACCTACGTTGTGCCTCGGGACATTGCGTTTTCTACTGTTGCCTCTCTTGCGGCGGGAACGGAAGCGTTGCCTTCGCTTGTTGCGACTGGCGATGTCAACACAGGATTCTGGTTTCCAGCGGCAGATACGATTGCGGCAAGTACGGGCGGGACTCGACGTTTGACCCTCGACTCCTCCGGCAACCTCGGTCTGGGGGTGACGCCTAGTGTTTGGTTTAGCACTTGGAAAGCCTTTCAGATTGGTGCAAGCGGATCGCTTGCATCTAGAACTGATGTTTTTGGAACCCTTCTCTCCAATAACGCATTTATCAACGCCGCAGGAAACAATGCTTACATTGATACAGGGTCGGCTGCTCAGTACGCCTTAATTGGCAATGAGCATCGCTGGAATATTGCCGCTTCCGGCACCGCAGGCAATACCATCTCCTTCACCCAAGCAATGACGCTGGATGCTAGTGGGAATTTGGGGGTGGGGACTACGAGTCTTTTTGATGCGGAGCGAATCAGTGTTAAGTCTGCGCTTAGTCAACGAGCGGCATATTTTTTAAATGATACCGCAGCAGTCTCTAATACACTTATTCATAACACTGCAACTTCTGGCGACAATATATTTGTCGGTTTCGGTACGGAAGCAACGTACACTGGCAGAGGATCTATTTCTTACAATCGAGCAGGTGGACTTGTTGCTTACAACACTACGTCCGATTATCGCGCTAAAGACATCCTCGGCCCTGTAACCAACACCGGCGCAACGATTGACGCGCTGAAGGTCTACAACGGCAAGATGAAGGGTGCGACGATTGAGCGCCCGATGCTGGTGGCTCACGAAGCGCAAGAAGTCACCCCGTATGCTGTAACCGGCGAGAAGGATGCGATAGATGAGGATGGAAAGCCCAAGTATCAGCAAATGGATGTTTCCTCGCTGGTGCCGCTGCTGATCGCAGAAATTCAATCTCTCCGCGCTCGCGTAGCGCAACTTGAACAAGGAGCTTAATCATGAACTGGGAAGTCTCAAGTCTCGATTGCAAAGTATCAGAAGACGGACTCAGCGATGTTGTCTATTGCGTCCACTGGCGCGTTTCCAAGACCGAAGTAGATGGTGACAAGACCTACTCTGCCTCTGTCTACTCAACCTGCTCTGTTCCCGGCCCGAACCCGGCGAGCTTTGTCCCGTTTGATCAGCTAACGCAGACAGAGGTTCTTGGCTGGATCTGGGCGAACGGCGTAGACAAGGCCGCAACGGAAGCGGCAGTGCAACAGCAGATTGAGCTTCAAAAGAACCCGGTAACGATCACCCCTCCCCTTCCTTGGGCTGCCTGAGATGCAAGAGTTCACCATCAAGATCACGGTAGAGGAGGCCAACATCATTGCGATGGGGCTGGGCAAACTGCCGTTGGAGATGTCGGTCGCGCTGTGGCAAAAGCTGCGTGAGCAGGTTCAAGAGCAGACGAAGGCAGAATGAGAGTAACTTTCGGACAGTGGACGCCGGATCGACCCGGTATTGCTGACTCGCTAACGGAGGCAGAAAACTGTCTGCCTGTTGGTGTTGGCTATGGGCCTATGCCATCTGCTGCCGACTTCTCCAACTCTGCCACAGAGAGTCTGCTGACTTGTTCTGTAGCTCGGTGGAACACCGATACCCTGTTGATTGCTGCTGGTGCTAACAAGCTATTCCGCTATTGGCCTAGCAAGATTGCAACGATTACCGGAGCGACGAAGGCTAACCCTTGCGTAATTACCGCCACGGGTCACGGGTTCCGTACAGGGATCACAGTATCGATTGAATCTGTCGGTGGGATGACGCAGCTAAACGGCAACTCTTACGTCATAACGGTGATCGATGCTAACTCGTTCAGTCTTAACGGGGTGAACTCGACAGCGTTCGGCACTTACACCTCTGGAGGCACAGCGACAACGCTGAAGTACCTTCAGGACGTATCGCGCACAGCGTCTGCGTACACAACGACAACACAGTGGACGTTTACGCAGTTTGGTCAGACGTTGATCGCTGCTAACGGTCTGGACAAACTCCAGGCATGGACGGTTGCATCATCGGCTAACTTTGTTGATCTAAACGCATCTGCGCCGTCTGCTCAGTTTGTGACGACTGTTCGTGACTTTGTAGTCACTGGCAAGCAGGCAAGTTATCCGAATCGAGTGCAATGGTCTGACATCAACGATGCTACAGACTGGACTGCTGGGGCTGGAAGTCAGTCTGATTCGCAGGATATTCCTGATGGTGGCGAGGTTCGTGGGTTGACTGGTGGTGAGTTTGGACTTGTTCTTATGGAGCGTTCTATAGTGCGGATGACGTACATCGGCGCTCCCCTTTATTTCCAGTTCGACACACTTACCCGTTCGCTTGGCTGCTACGAGTCCCGTTCTGTCGTGCAGTACGGGTCAATGACGTTCTTCCTGTCAGACGATGGGTTCTTTGTCTGCGATGGTCAGACGGTCAAGCCAATCGGTGCTGAGAGGGTAGACCGTTGGTTCTACTCTGTACTCGACCCTGGCAAGCTAACGGAGATGTCTGCTGCTGTTGACCCGATCAACAAAACGGTCACTTGGTGCTTTACCGACATCTTCCAGATGAAGCAACTGCTGGTCTACAACTGGCAGGTGGACAAGTGGACGCATGGTGAGACAACTGCTGACTATGTGAGCACTGTTGCCACTAGCAGCACTGACCTGGAGAGTCTAGCCGCGCTGTATCCGAACATCGACACGGTTCCTGCAAGTTTGGACTCTAGGATTTGGTCTGGCGGCAAACTGATTCAGGGTGGCGTCGATGGGGATAAGATCGTTTCTTTCGGAGGCGAGGATCTTACTGCTACGCTTCAGACTGGCGATATTGAGGCGCAGGGTCTTGAATCTATCATCACGCTTGCGCGTCCGTTGATCGACAACGGGTCAGCGACGGTGGCTGTAGCGTCTCGAAAGAGGTTGGACGGGAACATCAGCTATGCGAGTCCTGTTGCTGCTGATTCTGATAATCGCGTGTCTCTACGTTCTCGCGGCAAGTTTCATCGTCTTTCTGTTGTACCAACTGGTAACTGGGTCAGCGCTGTAGGTGTTGACGTTGATCTGATTCCGACTGGGGGCCGATGATGTTTCTGCGTCTGCCCCAGGCCGGTGGACAGCCTAGGCAAGTCGCTGAAGTTGTCAACCGCATCTTAGATGGCAAGATCAACT